GCGGGCGGATTTGACGATTTTGTTGAGCGTTGGCACGAGTGAATAAATAGATTCAGCCTATTGCTGTGTCTAAATGCCGACCTTTCAGACATTCAAAGATCTGAGTGTAACATTTAAGAAGCATCCTGTTTCCAATGATTTGGTTCAGGTAAAAGACAAGGCAGCTATCGTTCAATCGATTACTGCCTTACTTCTTACTATGAAAGGAGAAAGACCATTCCAACCTCAATTGGGATGTAATGTTCAAAAGGTATTATTCGAACCACTTGATTATGGTAGTGCTGGACTAATCAAATCTGAAATCAGGAATACTCTGAACAGATATGAACCAAGAATTAGTATCAATTCTATCTTGTGTGTTCCAGATTTTGATAATAATGGTTTTCAAGTTGAATTGAAGTATACCATTGTTGGTAGAGAAGATGCACCAGTAGCAGTAGAATTCTTCTTAGAGCGCACACGATAATGCCATATACACAAGTTGCTAACTTAGACTTTGAAGATATCAAAGCTGCTCTGAAAGATTATCTCAGAGCAAATTCAGATTTTACTGATTATGATTTTGAGGGATCGGCATTATCCACTCTCATCGATACACTCGCCTATAACACCTACTACACGGCGTTTAACACCAACATGGTGGTCAATGAACTATTCATTGATTCAGCGACCCTCAGGGACAACGTAGTAGCGATTGCGAAGCAATTAGGGTACAGACCCAAGAGCGCAACCTCTCCTACAGCATATATTACCTTTACAGCAACTTATCAAAACGCTACAACAGATACTGAGTTGCTTTTAAAGAAAGGAACTGGATTTATTGCTTCATATGACAACAGCATTTATCAGTATGTTGTCGTTGATGATGTTACGGCACAGGTAGCTAACGGTGTTGCAACCTTTACTGATGTTCCTTTGAGAGAGGGAACTTTCCTTACTAATACATTCACCGTCAATACAGCACTCAAGACGCAAAGATTTGTTCTTGACAACCGCAACATTGATACTAACACCATTAGAGTGAAAGTTTATCCTGGTGGTGGTAGTTTTAGTGAATCATATCTAGTTGCAGATAATATTCTCGGTATCGACGGAAATTCAAAAGTATTCTTCTTAGACGAAATTGAAGATGAAAGATATGAAATTTTGTTTGGTGATGGAGTATTAGGAAAGAAACTTGAGAATGGATCTCGTGTTGAAGTCTCATATATCACAACTTCTGGACCATCTAGCAATGGCGTAAGGACATTTGTTTTCTCTGGTGTACTTGAAAACCCAAATGGTATTACTCCTAATGTTTCCGTTTCCATTGCTTCCACTACTCCATCCTCTGGTGGAGAGGAAATTGAGAGCACCAAGAAAATTAAATATACCGCTCCCAAGTCATATGGCACCCAGGACCGCGCTGTAACCGCCCAGGACTACGAAGCAATCGTTCGTAGGATATATCCCGCCACGAGCGATATTATCATCTTTGGAGGCGAAGATCAGGACCCTCCACAGTATGGAAAAGTTTTCATTGCATTGAAACCAAATGATGCAAGTTACTTAACTTCTCTCACTAAAAATGAAATTGTAACAGAATTAGAGAAGTATATTGTCGCATCTGTTGAACCAGTATTGATCGATCCTTCTATTCTATATGTCGAACTAACAAGTAAGGTTTACTACGATAGAACAAAGACTGACGAAACTCCTGCTCAAATTAGAGATAAAGTTATTGCTTCAGTTCAGTCTTATCTTGATAATTCTAATACAGAGAAGTTCAATGGCAAGTTTAGATACAGTAAAGCAATTGGTGTTATTGACGACGCAGATCAAGCAATTAATTCTAATTTAACTTCTGTAACAATGAGGAAGGATTTCTATCCTCAACTCAATTCAACCTTCTACTATGAGATTTGTTACCAGAATGCTTTTGATGTTGATTGTGACGATCCAGTCCTTTCCACAACTGGGTTTAGGGTAACTGAGTATCCTAATTTTGATGTCTACCTCGAAGATAGGGATGGCAAAATTGTCCTATATAGACTAGATAGCGTAACTGGTGAAAAGGTTGTTCTTGACAGCGAAGTTGGCGATATTGATTATTCAAAAGGTGAACTAAGAATTTATAATTTAACTATCATCAAAGGTAGTTTCTTTGATAATCGCATTTCGGTTAGAGTAAAACCACTTTCTAATGACATTAAGGCACTCCGCGAGGTTTATCTTGATGTTGATGTTGCCAATTCCTCATTCACTGCATATAAAGAGTAAGTAAATGCCTGCTGTAAAGACTAAGAGAATTTCCACTCTAATCGAATCGCAGCTTCCTCAATTCATCAGTACAGAGTATGAACTTTTCAGTAAGTTTGTACAAAAGTATTATGAAGCACAGGAAGTGCAAGGTGGCACTTTGGATGTTATCAACAACCTCCAAAAATATGCAGACATTGATTACTACGAAAAGAACATCCTCAAGCAAAATGATGTTCTAGTAACTTCTATTACTGATAGCGACACAACCATCGTTTTAGAGGATGCACAATCATTCCCAGAAAAGAATGGTTACGTCAGAATTGATAACGAAATCATTTTTTATGCTACCAGAACAGATACAGAACTACAAGAGTGCTCTAGGGGTGTTAGTGGTAACACAACTCTTGGTGATCTGTATAATTCAAGCAACTTCAGCAGTACAGAAGCAGCACCTCATAATTCTGGACAAAAAGTATATAATGTAAGCAATCTTTTTCTTTATGCGTTAGTAAAGAATTTTGAGAAGCAATATCTTGGTTCATTTCCAGAGAAATATTTAAAAGGGGAAGTAGATAAGAGAACATTAATCAAGAATATCTCTAAGTTCTACAAGGCAAAGGGAACAACCAGTTCTATTAAGTTTATCTTCAATACAATTGTTGCTCAAGATATTGACAACAAACCAGAAGTATATAAACCAAAAGATTACACATATAAGTCATCCAATGCTGATTGGATTAATGTTTATGCACTTAAGTGTAAGTTAGTTTCTGGAAATCTTAACGATTTAATTGGTAAGCAAGTAGTTCAGACTGAAACATCTGAGTATGGATATGCTTCTGCAACGGTAGATAATATTTCTTCAGACGGAACAAGAGATAAAGAACAGATTGTCAATCTGGTTCTTGCTCCAGAAACTGTAAATGGTGAGTTTTTTGTTTCCACAAAAACTAAACTAGAAAAAACATTATTAGGAACCGCCACCACTGGGAATAGGATTGATGTTTTCTCAACTTTAGGTTGGGACAAAAAAGGTTCTATTTTAATTGGCGATGAGACAATTACCTTTGAAGAGAAAACAGCAACTCAATTTATCATTAAGAGTAGACAACCATCTGGTGCTGTTATTCATACGGCGGGAACTTCTGTATACAAACCAGTAACAATTTCTGGATCTGGTGTCACTCTTATTATTCTTGGCGTTGTATATAACCTTTCACCAGAAGATACTCAACCATATTCTAGTGTTGGTGATAGAATTCAAGTTTCTGCACCAGGATTTACAACTGCTGATCCAAAAATTGTTCGTAGTGGAACTAACCAAACTCGTTGGTTGTTGAGCACTGGAGCAGCAGTGAATGTTCCAACCTTACCATCTGTAGCATCATCGTTGAATGAAGTTCCAACAGATGTCACTTCTATTCATGAGGATGATCAATATTACTACATTACTTCATCAAGTTTCCCATCACACAAGATTTTAGATGGATCGACAGTCAATGAGACTGTTTTAGATCAAAAGATCTTGCGTTTAATTCGAAAGAGAGCAACTGCAACTACAGAAAGATATCTAACACCAAAAGCAGATACTGGCATTCTTCTCAATGGTGTTAGAACTTATAGTTATAGAGACACCGAAAGTATTCGTTTCGGAAAACTAGAAGAAATTAAAGTTGACACTCAAGGCAGAGGTTATGTAAAACCTCCATTTGTTTTAGTCGATGAAGTTCCGAACAAAGCAAGAGCAGTTCTCGCTGGTCAGGTAGTTGAGAGTATCATTGTAGATACTACTGATATCTTCCCACAAACTCCAGAGATTACTATTACTTCTGGAAGAAGAGCAGAAGTTCGTGCTATTGTAACTGGAGGAAAAGTTACAAGTTTAGTTATTGATAACCCTGGTGAGTATTATTCTTCTCCTCCAATCGTAAGAATTAGAGATAATGCTGGCAGAGGAAGATTTGCGAGTTATGAGGCAATTATTGATGGTGATGGAAAAATTACAGGATTTGAAACAATTGATGAAGGAAATTTCTACAATCAACAAACTGTAATTGTAGATATCATTCCTGTTGGAGAAGGTGCTGCTGGCATTCCTCTTCTAAAAGAATGGAACTTTAATAGATTTGAAAAATTAAAAGATACTCTTGATACAGAAAATGGTTACATTTTCCAAAATTATAATAATGCATTAGAATATGGATATGGTTATATTGCCAATCCAAAAGCTTTGCGTGTTGCTTTAAATGATAACTTGAATAGTGCTGGAACAGAACCAGCAAATAAAGTTCACTCTCCTATTATTGGTTTTGCTTATGATGGCAATCCAATCTATGGACCTTTTGCACATCAAAATCCACTAGATCCACAATCT